CCCATCGCTGGGGCTGCGGTCTTGCTGGTGGGCATTTCCAATCCCGCGTCTGTGATCAATTGACGTTCGCGGGCATTTCGGTTCAAACCACTCTCCCAGTCAGTGCCGTGGATTGCAGCGTATTCATCCTCATAAGTGCTCAGCAGTTTCTCGATTCGATAGAACGCTGCCTCAGATTCTTCCTTGGGGCTCAGTTGTCCTTGACCTGGTCCTGACCATACTGATCCACACCACGCTTGACGGATCGCCGGATCATCAAAGAAACCTGCAGCAGCGATCCGGCCGCTCAACACCGCCTCAGTCAACCATTCCTCGAAGATCGGTTGACAGAACTTCCGTGCCAACCAAATGCGCCGGTGTCGATAGAACTTCCATGCCTCCAGGATTGCGCCGCGTGCCGCGCTGTAGCTGGCGCTGAAATACAACATCAACTGTTCATAGGGAATTTCAATGGCAGCACCGATCTGCTTCACCATCGCCAGGAAGAACGGTTCGAACGCACCGTTCGGCCGTTTTGGATCGGCAATCTCAATTGACTGACCTTCATTGGGAAGTTCAATAATGTTGCCGCTGCCCATCTCATATGTCGTTGCATCGCCTGGGATGTTGGTCTGCGCTGGATCGGCCACCTTGTCTTCGGGCACGAACCCATCAGCCAGTCCACCAGTGGCCGGATTGGTTTTCACGAATACGGTGAAGAATGAAGCAATCACCGAAGCCATCAACTCAGCTTCGGCCAGTCTACTAATTTGCTTCAGAATCTCCACCACTGGTGCCAACATAGGCATGCCCCGCTTCTGCCCTGGTCGTTCTCGGTGAAGAAGATGGAGCACATTCCTTCGGCCTGATGCTGATCCATAGGCATCCACCGCCGTCCACTGGTTTCCTTGAAATGCCATAGCCAAAGTGGCTGATGAATCAATCTTGCGGAAGTGATACTTGATTGGTGCCCCATTCTCATCCACCTCAACTCCACCAGCAAGTTTGACCGTGTCCATATTGCCGTTGGGGTTGCAACACAAATCAGCTTCAACCAATTTCACTCTCAAATTGTAGGGCATGTCCGGCCGCTGGATGCTGGGGAGAAGCACGAACACGTCGCCGCTCAGGGACGTGTTGTACAGAGCAAGTCCCTGCAGTTCATAGAATGTGCTGCTCATCTCAGCATCACACTTCACCGATTCAGCCCACAAACGGAATTCACGCTCAGTGTTTCTCTCCCAAACACCCGCGTCTTCTGGGGTCATGCCCAGATATTCACGATTGACGCGGGATTGCAACTGCAAACCCCAACCCACCACATTGGTGAGTTCGCGCTTGAGTGCAGCACGCGCCACCGGAGTGTTCATGACCAAGTCACGACATCCGGCCCGTGAAGATACAACCTTCTGGATTGTGTCTTGATCTACGGAATTGGCAGTGGGCCACCAGCCACGAACAGCACGTCTCATGCCGCCTGGAGTGATGTACCCATTGGTGTCAAGGAAGGATATTGCTGCCCGTGCCTGAACCCTGCGCATGCCGCCTACAGGATCGAATGCGTTGATGATTCGATCCACCCAGTTGAGATGGATGGTGGCGGCAGTGGTTCTTTCGGCCATTATGAAAATAATATACGATGCCGGCCGTAAGAAAACCCTAACAAAATTGGTGATGGCCTATTCGGTCATCAAGAATCACGTGGGATCACACGCCTGACGCGCGTTGCTCCCCCAAATTGAATCTGGGCAACGGTGTCTGCCCAATACTTCACCCCAGATTGGATTTCCCGTAGATTGGCACGGGTCAGTGATCTGTCCTTGATGGTGTAGGATTGGTTCAATAAAACAGCCTTGAGTGCTTCCTTGTGCAGCCTGAGCATTTCCTGCGCTTCGGCCAGCGTGTACACTGATGACATGGCGTTGATCCTTTCGGTTCGAAGTGAATTGTTTCCTCAATATCCTTGAAGGAATGCTGATATGTCATCCTCAGTCACTCCCATGAACACATCATCGGGAACCTCTGCGAAGGCCTGAGATGGCACATCTGGAAAGTGAAGTTCAGCCTCACCATCCATCTCAGCCAGATCGCGGCCCATGTCCAATTCATCTATTATCATATTGACCTCCAGTCAAAGACCTTGTGACAGTATTCGGCCACTGCGCCTCACCGCCGTTCGCCGGTTCCGCGCCACCAGTGGAGTGCTCATCGTGTCCAGCAGATCAAAATTGGGATTCAAGATATTCAAAGCAGCAATGGCATAGCTGCGGCAGTCCAGTGCTTCGTTTCTCCGGCCTGACGGCAACTCCCATTGAAGTGATCGCTGCCCGTGCGCCCTTTTCGTGATCAATCGTTCGGCCGTGAGCATCTTGAAATAGTCGTCATCATACTCAGGTCGCTGGGGGAAGTGACTGAATCCTGGGCCTGGTCCCTCCACCATCAACTGGCTGTATATCTTGCTCTTGATCTCATCGACATACAAGGTGAACAGGTACACGCCGTCATCGTTCCTGTACTTCGGCCGGTGGATGAGACCTTGGCCCCAACCATACTTTCCCTTCACGGGGAAGATTCTCCTGAACTCTCTCAGCTTGCAGAAATTGTAGACCAATCGTGCCCGGTGTCCTGAGTCAACGGCAGTCACCGCCAGGTTCACGCGCGTTCCCGATTCATGCAACCAGGTCTTCTGAAGAAACATGTCCAGCTGGTCCCAAACGAAGGAGAGTTCAGTATTGCCCATGAACGTGGCGTATTCAATTGACCAGCTTTCCTGACCTGACCCAAACCCCACCACCTCCACCTCCACACGATCATCCTGCACGTCCACTCCAGCGGTCAGCACCTTGGCCTGCATAGGAACTTCAGCGGCATAGATTTCCTTGCGCCGTGCGATGCCGGCCGATTCAATACTGCGGTTCGATTCGTTCCATGTCTCACCCAACACCGTGTTCACGAAGACCTTCAGTGATGCCTTGTCGAAGTTGCGCGTGGCCTTCACAAAGTCCATCGCAGCATCATGCCAACTGTAGAACCCCAATGGTGTGTACAGGGATGAAAGATGGAACGATGCTGTTGCGCGTCCAGGCTGCGCCGCGATCCATTCCCCGTTCTCCAACATCCATGTTTTGAACCGTTCAGGAATCTCCTGCTTGCAGTGCTCGCAGATCATTCTGACGTTCGTGGGTTCTTCGCGCTGGTTTGTGTCCCACTTGATATGACGCCAGTATATCACCTGCTTCTCTTTGCAGTGGGGGCAGGGCACGTAGTATCTGCGCTGATCGCCTTCCTCGAACGCGGCTTCAATCTTGCTGATTTCTTTCACTGTGGGTGAAGACATACGCAGTATTTTGCGGTTCGGGAAGTTAGCGGTTCGCCGGATCGCTATGTCACTTGGCGATCCCTCTTCTTCAATGTCCAGTTCATAGCTGTCTTCTTCATCCAGTATTAAATCTTGAATGGGGGCAGATCGCAGACTGGCCGCGCTGTTGGCACCGCCCAGTATGATGATCCCACCGGGAAATGATTTCATCCTCACCGTGTCGCTGCTGGATCGGCCTGGCCTGCCTCTCATTCCAGTGCTCACACGTTCAGGCATCATCTTGGCCGCGATCCTGGGGCATACCTCAATGCTGGGCTGCAGTCGCTGTTTTGAGAACCGCTCCACGGTGTCGATTGTCTTCTGAACGTACATCATTGGCGCTGGGTTGTGGTCCACCGTGTAGAGCATCCAGTTGAGTGCTATTTCAGTGAACCCCAATTGGGCACCCTTGATCACTACAATCTGCTGACGTGGATTGTCCGGCGACAACTCATTCATGATTTCTTTCAGGAACGGAAACCGTGACGTGCGCCATGGTCCCTCTTCGCTGGATGACACACCGGGCAATATCCTGTACCTGTCGGCCCATTCGGTGAGTGTCAGTTCATCTGGTGGGTTGAGGGCATCGGCGAAGGAATGTATCAGCTGATCCAATTGATTGTTGGTTGTCATATCTGATCTGCCTTGCGCGGCCCACCCTTGCCTCGGTGGAGAACTACTTGATGTGTCTCACCGTCGCCCGATTCGGTGGTGAGAACTTCGGTGGTGATGCCTTTCAACTCAAACACAAGGTTCTTCAGTGAATACCTGATCTCATCTTTGATGCGCTTGTGGATGGTGGCTTGATCTGGTTCACCTACACACAATGGCGCGATTCGGTCAGGCACGGTGA